TGATAAGGAACTTGCAAAACAATATAAGGCACGTAAATTCTACATCGTTAAAGTAATTGACAAAGACGCACCTGAGGACGGAGTTAAGTTCTGGCGTTTCAAGCACAACTACAAAAATGAAGGTATTCTTGACAAAATCATTCCAATTTGGAGAGCTAAAGGTGACATCACTGACCCTGAAAAAGGACGTGACCTGATTTTGGAACTCACAAAGGCAAAGACTCCAAAAGGTATTGAGTACACAGTTATCCAAACTGTAATGTATGATGACCCAGCTCCACTTCACGAAGACAAAGAGACTATGGACTCTTGGGTTAAAGATGAACTTACTTGGAAAGATGTTTATTCAAAGAAGCCTGTAGAATACTTGGAAGCAATTGCTCGTGGTGAGACTCCACGTTGGTCTTCTGAACTTGGTAAATACGTTTACGGTGATGAATCGGGTGAAATGACAATGGGCGGAACAATCCCTGACCCTCAGTCTGAAGATGAACCTGATGGTGACCTTCCTTTCTAATTAAAATTTAATATTAATTCGGTTACCCCTGAAATATGGGGTAACCTTTATACTAATCAAAAATGCCAAATCAAGAAAAAATCTCTCAAAAATTCTATGAAGCTCTTATGAGTAAGTATGCTTCTGAAATGAATGAAGCTGAAGCAACTCTTTTGGTTTATTTTAACAATCCTGTTGGAATTGGAGAACACCCCCAACACCTTGAAGAAATGGACAAAATGGTTGAAAAACTTGCAAATGCAAAAGATAAAAGCGAAGCTTTACAACAATTTTATAAATACAACTAATTATGGCTATAAAGAAAAAAGAATTCTCTTTAGATGCAATCAAAGACAAGTACTCAACTAAAACCAAGTACAAGGATACACAATTCTTTGAAGTCGGCGAGGCTTTTCACAATAGCTGCGGTATTCCCGGTCCTGCTATGGGGAACATTAACATGTTCCTCGGTCACTCGAACTCTTCGAAGACGACTGCCTTGGTTAAAACAGCGGTAGATGCTCAAAAGAAAGGAGTATTACCTGTGTTTATCATTACTGAAAAGAAATGGTCTTGGGACCATGCGGTTGAACTTGGTCTTGAAGCTAAAATGGTTGATGGAGAATGGGACGGATATTTTATCTTTAACGACTCCTTTGACTACATTGAACAGGTAACTGAATATATTAATGAACTCCTTGATGAACAAGAAAAAGGAAACATTCCACACTCTCTTTGTTTCCTTTGGGATTCAGTAGGTTCAATTCCTTGTAAAATGACTTTTGATGGTAAGGGTGGTAAACAACACAATGCTTCGGTACTTGCTGACAAAATTGGTATGGGTATTCATGCTCGTATTACAAAGTCAAAGAAAGAAGATTATCCATATTACAACACTCTTGTGGTTGTTAACCAACCTTGGGTAGAGCTTCCTGATAATCCATTTGGACAACCAACTATCAAGGCAAAAGGTGGTGAAGCTCTGTGGCTCGCATCAGCACTTGTATTCCTTTTTGGTAATCAGAAAAATGCCGGTATTAATCATATTACGGCAACCAAAAATGGACGAACTGTATCTTACGCTATCCGTACTAAAATCTCTGTACTCAAGAACCACATTAATGGTCTTGGATACAAAGATGGAAAAATCATCGCAACTCCACAAGGATATATTGCAGATGATAAAGACGCACTTGAAAATTACAAAAAAGATTATTCACAGTACTGGAACGCAATACTTTCAGGAACTGGCGAAATAATTCTTGATGAAACAGAAGAAGTATTTGAAAACGAACAGTAATCAATTATCTTTGTATCTGTGAAGAAGACTCTCCTTGTAGACGGTAATAACCTGTTTAAAATTGGTTTCCATGGTGTGAAAGACTATTTCCACAATGGAAACCATATTGGAGGTCTTTTCCATTTTATTAATACACTTAGAAAGTTTATCGATGAACACAACTTTGATAAGGTTGTAGTTTTTTGGGACGGCGAAGAATCTCGTTCGCAAAGAGAGGTACTTTATCCAAAATATAAAATGAACCGAAGACTAACATTTGAGGACCCCATATATATTTCATATTTGTACCAAAAAAACAGAGTTAAACAGTATTTGGAAGAAATGTATGTTAGACAACTTGAAGTCCAAGGAATCGAAGCTGACGACTTAATGGCCGAGTATTGCAAAATATCTGAAAATGAAGAGAAATTGATTTTCTCTGGTGATAGAGACCTAACCCAACTAATTTCTGAAAAAGTATCCGTATATTCACCAAATTTAAGAGCAACGTTTAAAAACGGAGATAAAATTAAATTAAATGATTTTGAATTTCCCCATTATAATATTTTAACTTTAAAAATTATGATGGGGGATAAATCTGATAACATTGAAGGTATTCAATCTCTTGGTGAAAAGACCCTTGTCAAACTATTTCCTGAAGTACTTGAAAGAAAAGTTACTTACCAAGAAATTTTGGATAAGGCGGAAATACTTTTGAAAGAACAAAAAGATAACACAACTTTAAAGAATATTTTGACTGGTAAGACAAAATCAGGTATATTTGAAAAAGAGTATTATCAGATAAATGAAAAGATTGTTGATTTATCTAACCCATTACTGAATGATGAGGCGATAAATCAAGTTGGATTAGTTTATTCTGAAAAATTGGACACAGATGGTAGGAGCTATAAAAATCTAATCAAGTTTATGGTGGCTGACGGGATTTTTAAGTTTCTTCCAAAAACAGACGACGCATGGACATATTTTATCACACCATTTTTAAAGTTAACAAGAAAAGAAAAAAGTAAAACAAAGTAAAATTTTTTATGAAAGAGCAAAATGCAGATTTAACAAAGTTGGAATTTTTAATGACCGTAAATGACAACTTTATTGTACAACGTTATTTTAACGTGAAGGACTACAACCCAAAAGCCAAAAATTCAGTGGAGCTTTTGGAATTGTTGGACGAGTTTGTTGGAAATATGAAACAACATCTAAAGATGAAGAGTGTTTCTTATATGTCTGACAACCAATATGAAATTATGGAGAACCCTGAGGTACTTGAAACTTCATTTACCGATGGACCAGAAGTGTTTAATTTGTATCTAAAATACAATGGTACAGTAATGTACCACTACACTTTTGATGCTAAACCATACCCCCCAAAAGTTCGTTATACTGTAGATATTCGACCATATCTTAAAGGGGTTTTGTCTAATTTGACCGAAGTATTTTCTTCTAAAAATTTAACTTACAAAATGATGGGTTACTCCTTAGTCTAACAATATTTACTTAAAAAAGGACTAAGATGGCTGACAAGAATTTTGATTATTTAGGAGGTACATTCCAACAACAACTTATCAATCAGATAATAATTGATAAGAACTTTTCTCACTCAATATTGGAGGTACTTGAGGCAAATTACTTTGAAAACAAGTATTACAAAATCATCATTCAGATGATTAAGGAGTACTATAAAAAGTTTGATTGTGCCCCAACCTACGACACATTGCATCAAATTATCAAGTCAGAGATTACCCAAGAGCTGATGTTAAAAATCACTTTGGATACAATTAATGAAATTAAAAATGTATCTGAAGAAGGAGCACTTTTTGTACAAGAAAAGGCTCTCAAATTCTGTAAGCAACAAGAGCTTCAGAAGGTTATGGGAAAAGCTCAAAAGATTATTGACGGAGGAGAATTTGAAAACTATGACACCCTTGAAGAGATGGTTAGAGAAGCTCTTCAAGTGGGTGTTATAGAGAAAGATACAGGTGATGTTTTTGAAAACTTAGACCAAGTACTTCAAGAAGATTATCGTCATCCAATTCCTATGGGAATTCCAGGTATTGACAATCTATTAAAAGGTGGTCTTGCAAAGGGTGAAATCGGAGTGATACTTGCACCAACAGGTGTCGGTAAGACAAGTTTGACTACAAAGATTGCAAACCACGCTTTCAATATGGGATTCAATGTGTTACAGATATTCTTTGAGGACAACCCAAAGATTATTCAAAGAAAACACTTCACCCTTTGGACAGGAATTGCACCTGACCTTTTAGGTGAACACAAAGAAGAGGTTATGAAGAAAGTAACGGAAGTACAAGATAAGATGAAAAACAGACTTATTCTTAAAAAACTTCCATCAGATACTTTGACAATGAATCAAATCAAAAACCAAATCAGAAAGATGATTGCTGATGGTATTAAGATTGATGTCATAATCTTGGACTACATTGATTGTGTAACACCTGAGAAGATGATGGATGATGAGTGGAAGAGTGAAGGTTCAGTAATGAGAGCATTTGAAGCTATGTGTCACGAATTACACATAGCTGGATGGACAGCAACACAAGGTAACAGAAGTTCGATTTCATCTGAAGTTGTAACAACAGACCAAATGGGAGGTTCAATCAAGAAAGCTCAAGTGGGTCACGTTATTATATCAGTGGCCAAAACATTACAACAAAAGGAACTCAAACTCGCAACAATTGCCATCACAAAATCACGTATCGGTAAAGACGGGGTAATCTTTGAAAATTGTAAATTTGATAATGAACTACTTGTAATTGATACAGAAAGTTCGATGACAATGTTAGGTTTTGAAGAAAACAAAGAACAAAAAAATAGAGATAGAATTCGTGAAATTCTAGACAGAAAGAAACAACAAACAGTATAATTATTAAAAAATAGGAGTATTAATTATGGAAAAAATATTGGTAGAAAATCCAAATCGTTTCGTTATATTTCCGATTGAACACAACGACATATGGGAATTTTATAAAATGCACCAAGCCGCATTTTGGACGGCTGAAGAGGTGGATTTGTCGGGTGACATTCGTGATTGGGAGAACCTTTCAGAGAATGAACAATACTTTGTTAA